ATACCACCTCTCTGGTTCTAATGCGAAACTATACGAATAAAATCTTCTAAAAAGTTGAGTTCTCGAATGATGAATACCACTCTGAACTGCTCTGAGATGAATAACATTCCCAGTCATTTCATTGAGAGTTATATTTTCATCTAAACGTATCTGCAAATTGTTTAGATGTTCATAATTTATATATTTTGTCCCATTTATTTGACTATCATGATCATAATCAAATGTAGATACAGTGGAACCAGTTCTTTGGATGATAAAATACAGTTCTTTCACCGGATGTTTAAACTCTAGTTTTTGTATATGTGAAGTCCCGGGTGGTATGTATGACGTGTCACTCTGCACTTGTGTAACTATAAAATCAGTCGATTGTTCCTGATATTTTATCCTTTCAGGTTCTTCGAGGGCTACGAGTTCAGTCTGTATCGTAAAACTTTTAATCAATCCGAGTTGTGTAGACTTGATTACATTTATAGACCATTCATACTCCTCACCATCATTTATATACGATTGATATATACATTTATCTATCGGACTTAATTGTACAACGATTTCACATTCTTGTTTTCCGATCGCGCATAATGGTATAGCCAGGGATGGATTATTATGAAAATAAAAAGGTACATCTATGATACACGTTCGTTCTTCTATGGCTGCACCTAAATAGCCTAGTATACCAAAACTCTGCACAGGTGTACCAGACAATTCGGATGGTGGTTTACCGATGAGTTTTTCGAGATTTACTTGTTTCGTCTGTGTGATGTAATGTTCTGAATATATCTGCATGTAATCGCGTGTGACTCGCTGCACAAGCTTACCCCCTATGTTAATATCGACGTGTTCTATCATAGCATGTCCGATAGATTCGGCGTATCCCTTCACAAAAAAAGGGTCACTAGGTTGGTCGATAGCTCCGAGTTTTACATGGAGTCTGACAGTTTTCATGAGGTCCCCCGTGTTTTGAGGGATGGTGCACCGGAGGGTACTTCCAAACTCAATCTCTCCCGTGACATCATGATCCACCGTGTACACTGCGAAGTTTGTATGCTTTTTAAAGTTTTTGATGAAATATGTATACTCTGGGTTGTCCGTGAAGAACACGTCCTGTGTTCCCCTCGTAGCGAGCTGTACACGCCCAGCCATTACTACTAGTACCCTCTAAAATTTTAAACCCGCTAATCCACTCTCTATTCTCAACACATTGTAATTAAGGGCATACACGTTTACAAATATATCATTCAATGTATCTACTTCATTAAGTTCCACTGAAAGTTTTTTATGGATGATCCGACTCATGTTCACTTGACCTGTTGGGTAATAGACTTCAGGTTTCAATGCGAAAGAATATGTATAAAATTCATAGGCTGGGGACGGACAACCCGTGTGGTACTGTAAAGATTGTTGATACGCGAGGTGTGTTCTACCGTGGTCAAAAACTTTACTACCGTTGAAATCGAGTGATATATTTTTTATAGATCTCGTATCAGATCTAATATTTATTTTTTCGGAAAGATAAAGTGTATTATCACTTTCTGCGACTATACCACCAAGTATATCTGGCCCCCCACCATCTTGTGGTGTCAAATTTCTTTCTTGTAATGTCGCCATAAATAATAATTCCTTCACTGGGTGTTGGAAATTTAGCATCACTGAGCGAGATGCATTGTTGGGTTCAAATGGTATCGTAGCAATCTGTAACTGTGTGATGACATATTCAACTGGTCTCGTACGTAAAAAACTCTTTTCATTATCAGTGATGAAGAAGTAATCCGTGACGAGAGAAGCACTATTAATAGAACCATCGTTCGTCGGTTGCACTGACCACGTCGGACTATCTTCAAATTCTTTTATGTATGAATAACTTATTTTGTAATCGGACGGTTTGAAAGTTATTCGAACTTCGACGAGCTGCTTCGTGATGGCACACATCGGTATAGCTAGACTTGGATTTCTGAAAAAATAAAAAGGTAAATTGACATAGAATGTATACGGGTCTGAAAATTGAATATGATTTCCATGTCCAGTCATAAAGTATAACGTTTGGGTAGTATCATCTTTGTTATTGTATAACTGGTCATACATATAAATATATTCACCCGTTAATCTTTCAATCACCTGTCCACCTATGATAAGGTCTGCATGTTCAATTATTCTAGAACCAGCGGTTGTATTGTAAACGTTTGATACAAGGGGGGTATCGGATGCTGGGAGGGGGTCGAGAGTCACTTTGAGCATCATGCTTCTCACGAGGTCACCCGTGTCGTTGGGTATCCTGCACGTCAGGGTCTCTCCAAAGCCAACTCGACCGTCGAAGGGTGATTCCACAGCCTCTGTGGCGAAGCGGGTGTGTCTCCTATAATTCATGATGAAATATGAAAACTGTGGTTCCCCAGTGAGCCATTGGTCCTGGATGCCAGTGACAGCGAGCCTCACGCGGCCAGCCATTCTTATTACATGTGAGTAAAATATTATGAAATAAAACGGGGCATTATTATAGATGGATTTAAAGTTGCGAAAATTTAATCCCGCGAATATTGCTGATGACAGGGTGTGTGTTTTTGTTGGAAAACGGAACACTGGAAAATCAACTCTCGTCACAGATATTCTGTATCACAAAAAACATTTGCCAGCTGGGATTGTCCTATCAGCGACAGAAGAAGGTAATCATTATTACCAACAGTACATCCCTGACCTGTTCATTTACGGTGATTATGACAAAGATGCTATAGAACGTGTGATGGACCGTCAGAGGAAATTGGTGGGTGCGGGAAAACCAAATTGTGGCGCCTTCCTTCTACTCGACGATTGTATGTATGATAACAAGTTCATGAGAGACACGTGCATCAGGCAGTGTTTCATGAACGGGAGACATTGGAAGATTTTCTTCATGCTCACCATGCAGTATTGTATGGACCTCCCACCAGCCCTTCGTGCCAATGTAGATTATGTGTTTATCCTCAGAGAGAATATCATTCAGAATAGAGAAAAATTGTACAAATCTTTCTTCGGTATCTTCCCATCCTTCGATATGTTCAATAAAGTCATGGATGCCTGCACAGAGAATTATGAATGTATTGTGTTGGATAATACTTCAAAAAGTAATAAAATTGAAGACTGTGTTTTCTGGTACAAGGCAACCATCAGGAAAAACTTCAAAGTGGGTGCACCAGAATATTGGCAGGCGCATAAGAAAATGTTCAACCCCAAGGGGAACACTTCCCTGAGTTCTAAAAACGCAAGAGGAAAATCAACCCAAGTAAAGATTACAAAACAAAAATAATAAATATGTCTCATCTTCAAACAATTCATAAAGGTTCTTCGATAGCCCGGGATGTCTGTATACAATCTGAAAAAACACTGCATGATGTCATGAATCATTTTAAAACGTTTTGTCATGACCTCGTGGTAGAAGTGAATGGAACGTTCCATTGGGAAAAACGTATTTTATTCTCGCAAAGTGGTACCTTCATAAGTCCTGATGGGGGGGTATTCTACGTGACACTCGACGATACGAAATACTGTTTCCTCATCATTGAAGATAAATATCAGGGTACGAATGATAAAAGATTTTCGGAGAATCTTCCTAAACAATCGACAGGTAATGCTATCGAGAGGGTGTTTAAAAATGTAAATGCTTCGTGGCACCTCTTCAAGAATCTCACCGTTTCACCTTATCTCGTGTTTGTGGCTGGGTGTGATTTTCATAGTAGTGAATCAATCATCCATAGGATAGGTCCCATATCAAACTTTGGGAGGGAAACAATCACGTGGGAGATGAAACCCAATGAACCCCCCTTCAACCCCGAGGATATGGTGAAGCGCATCGATATCACGAGAGGTGCACACGAACCCTGTCACGCAACATTCTGTGTCAAGACTCATAAATACGATGCGTTTCCACACAAGAGTTCCATCTGGACCCCTGAAGAAAGATTGTACATTATGAAACACGTGGCTCGAGAATCACTTAAGGAAATAGTCAGCTACCATAGTAGCTATGGAAAGGTATGTACACCAGCCCATGATAACATACATAGGTAATAAAAGAAAGTTGGTCGGTGTCATTGAAAAGGTTGTCAAGCGCTTACAACCAAAGACGTGTGTCGATGCCTTTTCGGGTTCGGGGGTGGTGTCACGAACTTTACTCACTTCGTGCGATACATTGTACGTGAATGATTTGGAAAGATATTGTGAGGTACTATCCCAATGTTTCTTGAAAACACCTACGGACCCTGAGAGAGAATATATTAAAAAACATTTGGAAAACATGAACGCATGTCCCGGGGTGGAAGGATTCTTTTCTGAATTGTACGCACCGAGAGATTCTTCAGCTATTCAAGAAGGAGAGCGATGTTTTTTCACAAAAGAAAATGCAAATCGTATCGATGGAATGTTGGCGTACATAGATGCGCACGTACCACCTCATTTGAAATCTTATTGTCTGGGACCTCTCGTCGTAAAGGTTAGTATTCACACGAACACATCGGGCGTTTTCAAAGGGTTTCATAAAGGTGGGTGGGGTGGTAAAGGAGGTCACGCCCTCGAGAGGATTATGAAGAAGATTGAAGTTGAATGTCCAGTGTGGCTTCCAGAGTCTAAAGAAGTCGTGGTGCACAGGAAGGATGCATGTGATTTTTTAGACACGCTTCCCCAGGTAGATCTCATTTATATAGACCCACCTTATAACCAACATCCGTACGGTTCCAATTATTTCATGTTAAACCTTGTGTGTACAAATCAAAGACCCGATACTATTTCGAAAGTCTCTGGGATACCGACCAATTGGAATAAAAGTGCTTACAATTACAAACGAACAATAAGGGAAGTCATGGAGCGCACGATACGAGTATCCACCGAAAAAGCTACGCACACCTTGGTATCTTATAATAACGAGGGATTCATCACACCCACCGAGTGGGAAGACCTTCTCGAACCCTACGAATATGAAAAAATCGAAATAGAGTACAACTGTTACAAGGGAAGTCGTAATTTGAAAGACAGAAAAAACAAAGTGACAGAGTTTCTATTTGTCATTTCTTCACCTAAGTCACTTAAAAAGTATATGAAAGTATAATTCAAACACGATGATTCCAATCAAACTTCTCGCCGACAATAATGAACTTCTCAGATTCATCGAAGAGGACCACCCAGCCCTCGATACAGATGACTTTTTGGAACGTGCGGTGATGCAAGGGTCTGAGGATGCCAAGACACTTTTGGCTATTGAAAATGCCACTGAAATTGCCAAGAGGTTTATCCAAGAATACTACGAAGATATTCTCAGAGCTATTCGTTCCGAGAGTGTCAAAAAGGAGAAGTGTATCTTTAGATGTAAAAATCTTGAAAATCTTACACCCACTGATACGGATGTAGAGTATATTCATCTCGAAGCGAATCTCGACAATGATGATGGTCACGCTATTTATATCAAGGTGAATAACGTCACGAAACAGATACAGATATACGACTCCATGGGGGAGGGTGCGTATGTACACGAGTTTGAAGATACGATTCGAGAGAGGTACCCGGGGTACAGAATACGTGACAAGTCCTTAGGGTTCCAACCCACTGGTGGTTTTACTCAGGAGACACCCGAGCAGATGAGCACCGCCATGTATATCTCAGGGGAGCCGGGGTATCTGAACCGGGCGTGGGAGGTGTCGCAGTACGATGAACTCTCTCAACATCATTTCTGTTATATAGAATCCTTCGTGGCTATGGCGTTTGATAACATTTCCATGCATCGCAGTGGTCCAGAAGACCCTAGAGAACGTCTCCGATATATAAAGAGAGTTGTGTGGGGGTTCGTGCATAAGTTTTACAAAGGGTCTAGGGAGGGACCAGTGTGGGAGTACTTTACGAAACATTTCCCGGTGTACATGACGACGCGGAACTGTGATGGGTCGATAATGCAGTTGAAGAATGATATTTTTCAGGTGCCTAAAAAGGAAACATTCATCAAACGCGTGGAACGTTTTGAAACTATAGATACGAGTGCGTGGACCATCAAAGCTATTCTCAAATGGGCTGATGCGTGTTAAGGTAGTGAGTGCGAAATCGTAGTATCTAAAAAATGTACTTTTACATAAATGTCAGACGTCAGAACATTAAATCTTTCAGATGCCGACGATGGTATGATGTCGTTGAATAATAATGACAACCCATCAACTTCTTTTGTGCCGGAAATGGTTAAAAAAAATGTGAGTGAACATAAAGATACTATGGATTCTACTCCCATCGCCGATATTATGGGCAACTCCCAGGAACCCCTCGAACCTTCTATGATGACCATGGATCCCCGCATGATGCAACAGGCGATGACTCCTCCCCCCGTCGCACCCCCCACAGCGGCTCCCACCAAGAAGACGAACCCCATGAACCTCACCGACGACCAGATGCAAGCTCTCATCGTGGCTGCTTGCACTGCCGCCGCTATCAGCAAGCCCGTTCAGGAGAAGCTCGCTGGTACCATCCCCCAATTCTTAAACGCGCAGGGTAACCGTAGTATGGTCGGCCTCGCTTCCACGGGACTCCTCGCTGGCATTGCCTTTTACATCGCTCGCAAATATGTGTAAGCCTTAGATATCTATGAAATTCTTATTTAACACAGCGTACGAAACGCCTATACCAACTACAAGGCTCCCCGCGATAGCGGCGGAGGCGTACGCTGTACCCTCGGGTTTTCTACCAAACTCTTTTAAGTTTTTCTTGAGTGACAAAGAAAAAGACGATTTCGCTCGCGCCTCTAATAACAGTGTCATGAATAAACCAGCGGCTATGACAGTAGCAATCATAGCACCCTGCGATATACTACCGACAATGTTATTCCTGGACATGAACCATATGTATAAAGGATATATTACAGTGAGCATCACGGTATTCACCCACTCGTGTGTTTCGGTGCGGATGATAATAGTACCCAAGAACATTAAGAACCACGTCGACACAGAAAGACCGATTTGAGACAACGACGGTTGTGGAATCATAGCATCCATTATATAATATAATATACATATACATATTATTATTATTTATCCATCACATGCTTCCCACAAAATGGTGTCCTCTCTGAGATGACTTCGTATATTCCTATGGAGACAGCTTCATTCCTGAGCTTTTCGAACTGCCCCCAAAAATGTTTACTGTGAGAGTATTCGTCGACTGTGCAGTGTGACAGTTCGTGAAGTAACACGTGGAATATTTCATTGACTTCACCATCTATACACAGACCAATTTCAGCACCCTTGTTCGCATTATACCCCACGGCCCCCGACATTTTACGATGCGCGATGATAGGGATTTCTTTATATAACATCTTAAAGTCTTCATTACCAGTGGCTATCAAGTGTTCCCGGAGTACCTTGTACTTTTCCTTCACTTCTACTAATTTAGTATCCTCCTTTGTATATAAAAATATGATGATGTTAATGATGACTAACACGATCAGAGCTATCATTTTTATATACAAATATAAATTTACTGTATAACCTCGAAATTGGATTTCCCGAGAGACCTTCCCAATGTTCCATAGAAAACCCCATGTTTTCTAAATGCGTCACGAGTAAATCACGGTGTGCTAGTGGTTCGGGTCTCGGGCCATCAGCGTAGTACGGGGTATCCACCAAGTGCACGTATAACTTTTCACCAAAGTCACCGTTACTCGTCCCGCTTAGTTTGAAAAAGTTTCCTGTGGTAGTATCGTTCAAAGGTGTCCTGAATATAATTTGTTCTGAGTCGGGTATGATACCTATCAACTTCCCCCCTGGTTTCAAACGTTTTCTAATTTCATGAAGTGTATTGGTGAATATTTCACGTGTTTGGAAAATGTAGTGTAGGGAAAAGTTGTAACAGATGATATCATATTTCCTATGGGGGCATGCGAAAATATCACCGTGGTAAAAGTTCACCCGAATCTTTAGATTCTTCGCACGGTTCTTCGCCTCTTCTAGGGCTTCGGCATCTGGTTCACACATGCTTAGATTGACACGCGCGTGACGCCATTTTTGAAGATCCCCACCGAAACCACACCCTACATCGAGCACACTATCACCTTCACGCGCGATAGATGCTATGAGGTTCCGCTTTTCATCGTTGTGGAGGCGGCGTATCTCTTCCATGATGTTACTATTGTCAAAAACTTTAACTCACTTAGGTTACTTAAAGTTTAGTGGCGTATAGAAGATATAATGTCTCTTGAGCAAGATTATACCACCGTTCCTGGTCAGCTCTTCGCATGCCTATCGGTCGTCGGACCCGATGCACCGCAGAAGAATGATAAGTTTGGTATTAAGATCCGAGGCGGTTTTGCGACGCGTGAGGAGGCGGCGAACCACGCGAAACGTCTGCAGAAGGAGGATGCAACGTTTGACATTTACGTCGTTGATATGTACAAGTGGCTCCTCATCCCCCCGGACCCCAGCAAGATTGAGGATGCCCACTATACCAATGAGAAGCTCGAGGAACTCATGACCGGATACAAGGAGAACCAGGCCATGGCTGCCAAGATGTTCGATGAGCGTAAGAGGGATATGATCACCACCAAGGTTGGTGGAGAGGCCATCTTCAACAAGCCCGGAGATGAGAACTCCCAGTTTTATAATCGTCCCGATGAGCCTCCTATCAGTCACCCCGCGGAGGTTCTCGAGCGCCTCAAGCGCGAAAAGCCTGATGCATCGATGGAGGATTTGGTCAAAGAGGCTGACACCATCGTCGCTGGTGAGATTGAAGAGCGTCGCAAGCAGCGCGAAGCCAATATGGCAATCCCAGAGGGGGATGAGAACTCCACGGAGACTCAGGTTTCGGAGAACCCAGCAAATGTTGGAGAGGAAGTGACTTCCACGTAATTATACACACATCAGCATCACAGCCTATCATATCATAGGCTTTGCCTTTGTAGCTCAGTTGGTCAGAGCGTTGGTCTTGTAAACCAAAGGTCCCGTGTTCGAATCACGGCGGAGGCATCCATATTATTAAAAAAAATAAACGTTTTTATTAATAATATGTTAGTGTTACTTATATCCATACTCGTCGCTCTCGGATTATTATTAGGAATATATTTTTATGTTAAAAAAGAACAGATTATGAAAAGTGAACCCAACGCTACTGATATACTCACTGATAATTTAAAGGACCCCTTGATTACCAGTAGAGCATATTTTACCGAACCATCTACGGGTCCTATAGGAGATTTTACCGGATATTCACCCATGTCTCAGGATGACTGGTTGCATAGTTTTACCCATGAAGAATCCCAGGATGAACGCAGCAAATATGACAAGATACGCGGTTTTATCTAAGTTTGTGAATATATCGGGTTTCGACGGTTCCGGTGACGGCGGTGGGGGCATCATGTGTTGAGGGGCGTAATAATATTCTTGTGGTTCGGAGTTACGAATAGGTTCTTCATCCCTCTCAGCAACTTGGGGGTTATATTCAATTGGATTTCCAATGTCTGTATCCATATGTATAGTAGCAAATTATTTTTTTAAGCGTCTTCTTCCTCATCTTCTTCCTCATCTTCCTCGTCGTCCTCATCGTCAACCACAAACCCTTTCAGGTTACCATTTTCATCGGCATCTTCGTCCTCATCGTCACACTCGTCTTCATCCTCAGTCTCACAGAGGTCGTCGTCGTCGTCGTCATCAGAGTAATCATCATCGTCGTCTGAATGGGAATAATCATCCTCGACATCCTCCTCCATTTCGAGACGTTCGGGTTTCTTGGAAACACGACCGGAGCGGGTAGTAGTCGAAGCCATTAGTACTCCATATAACATTCTCTCTTTTAAATGTATTTCTTTTCACGTTCGAAAGCGATTCCAATCCTCTGTCCGAGTTCTGCAATCTCTCCCTGAACATCGGGGTCTATGGGAGACATGTAGAGGGGTATCTCATTCAGATGATGAATAGCCTTATAAAGAAACTGTGCATCCATGTACTCAAGCGCCATCTGTATATTTGCGTAAAACTGACCGTACGAATCTTCATGGATACCTGAATATTTGTGTGTTTCTTTTATAAGTTCGGTGAGTACAGTGTCATTCATTTTTATTTTTATTTGTGTTATCATGTATGCAAACACTGCGATGATGAATAGAGCTATCATTCTATAGTACCTTTACAATTTTTTCTGCGAGTGTATGTTCACGTGTAGTACAATTACACTTTTGTTGAATGATAGCTTTCTTTTTCTTAATGACAAAGGGTACATTTATCTTTTCACACCCCCCACACACCATGGTGGTATCTATTTTACACTGATTTGCAGACTTTGTGAGACTTTTGATTTTCACATCTGATGTGGTGACCATGTGTTTATTTATGAAAGTGTTCAATAAGTCTACTGGGTTTGTAGTGTCCACAGGGGTCTCGGGTTTCGGAGAAGAAGTTCTAAACATTAGTTTGGAATATCCATTTGGATACATGGCCTTGTAAATCTTATCGGGAAGTATGTGGGACCTTCCTGAAAAGTCTTTACAAAATCCATGAAGCCGACCCTTGTTTGTCTCACACCTACAGAAACATTTTTGGGTGATAGTGTCACCCTCGATGAGAAACCAAACGTGATTGGAAGCGTGCTTTCTTTGGATATTTTCACAGTACTTAGAGTTTGTGGAAACTAAAAATATTTTGTCGTGTATATATATTTTTGAGACATCAGATGATTCCTGACCATACACGTTTTTACGAATAAATGTTTCGATAGTATTTTGAACTTCTAAATCTTGGAAAACATTTTTAGTCTCTTGCATGCTAAAGGATCCCTCCTCTCTCGTGGAACCCTCGACTATAACATGTTCAGTCGCCTCTGTACGAAGGGTAGCCATGTGCATGATATCCACACTCGGTTCACGGTCGTGAATATGACTGAGGGTACCGTTATACAAGATAACCGGTCGGTACTGCCCCTGTGTCACTCTCCCCTTTTCACACCCCTCACAACCTGCACCGCCACACGCATCATGCTTCGCCTTTTTATGCGACCAGGGCATACGGAACCCACTCCCCTTTGCATTCTTCTTTCCAGCACCGTAGACTGAGGTATCCACGATGTCTCTCCAATTCTTTGAGGGGAATAGAATTGTGAGCGCCGATACGATATGAGAATGAAGAGCCATAGCAGACCCATGATCCACCACGAACCCCGACCAGTTTATATGAATACCATGTTTGATGAGTTCCCCACAGGTTTTAGGTTCCGCTACAGATATGAGTGCGTTTTTATCTGTAAATGTTGAGACACGGTCACATATAGTCCTACATACTTCTTCGAGTGTGTCGAATGATAACTCTTCTGTATCTTTGTAATCGAGATCCACAAAAAAATGAAACTTTTCAGTCTTTTGTTCTACAACAAATAACTTTTCACCCCCTTTGACAGCGTCTATGTACATAGTATAAAAGTCATTCAATCTATCAAACGGGACAGATAGTATACCACCATCCATGAGCACGTGTGATAGATTGGAGCCCCCGTGACAAAAACCCTCTTGCTTGCACCAACGTTTAAACATACTCCTTATACTTACATCGTATTATTTTTTTAATATTCTTCATCGCACCAAATTGAGCTACGACATGAAACATCCCTACACTCTTCTTCGACCGTAGTCAGATGCTTCTTCATGACCATGAGCTCGTAGACCGTCTTAGTTTCATGTTCCCTGACCCAAGCCTCCGCCTTTTCCTCTGAGTATTCTTTCCGGTCTATCAAAATATTTTTCATTTGCATTAAAATATAGTTCTTAGACTTCATTATTTAATAGCAAACGTTTTTCTATTGAGGGAACTCATGCATGCATAAAATTCTGGATTCCTTACCACATTATGTACTATACGGTCCCATTGGGTGCGAGCATTAAACTCTGATAAAGTGTCAAAACTCATAAAGTCATTCTCATCATATGTACGCTTCATCTGTATCTTCTTGGTGTGCATCTTGTATTTCTCATCGTTAAATTGTTTCACCAAATCAACCTGGTCAGTAAGTGAGTAATTAACATAAAATATGAAAACTGAATATTCTAAATCTACCTGGGGACTTTCTTTCACTGTAAATGTAAAACTCGTGTACTCACCTTTTTTAAGGGACACCACACCCCGAGTCTCCTCTTCTAATTCCCTGAGTGCACAACGGAGTGGATAAAATATCTCCCTGCGCCTACAGCCTCCTGTAACAAATATCCATTCTTTAAATCGTCGGTCCCTCACTGTGAGAAACCTGGGTGTACCACCCGTAAAAGTTACTGGTATCGCGATAGCCTTGTGTTTCTTCATTGCTCGGGGCAATTCTATAATCTCCTAATATGTTTATTCAGACGATTCCTTCTCAGCGATGGTGACAGATTTCTTGCGCGTCACAGCCACCTTCGGCGGTGTCGGCTCTGGGGTAGACACCACCGGAGCAGGCGCCAAATGAGGGACCTCCGTGTATACCACGGATTGCTGATGCTTCTCCGCCATGGCAGTGGTAAACTCCTCCTTGGCAGTGGTAAACTCCTCCTTGGTCTTCTTGAGCTCCTTGAACAGGTAGACAGTCGCGGCGATGCACACGGCAACAGCGACGAGAGTAGCAGTGTCACGGTCAAACGCAAACATTCTAATTCAATAGTGCATCTTGCTTTTAAGTAGATATTATAGCACCCATCTGGGTTTTATCGGTACTGGGACATTGATATCCTTTTTGGGCAAATTGAACTTCCTGGTAGTGCCCATCTTTACATGGGGCATCGGGGAGTTCAACATACTTATTTAACGTCCCCGATTTCGGGTCGTATGTGAGGAGGAATATAAAGGCGGCGAGGAAGAAGAGTATCCACATATTATTGTTGGTGGGGAAAAGAATTGACAATCGACTGCTTATGCAGTCGGTGAAGTCCGGAACCCATTCCAAATCGTTCGCCTCTTCGGTAATTTATTTGGGTCTGGGTTAAACACGATGAGTACGACGAGGATGGTTAGGACTACAATTGCGGTGTTCATTATATAGTACCGAGTTTTTTTAGTTCGAGTACATAAGTCCACCCATCCCATTTTCAATTCTGAGGATGTTGTAGTTCACACCGTAAATGTCATCCTCGTGATTGGCAGTGTCGCACACGAGGCGAGCGGAGTCGATGCGACTGAAGTTCAGAGAACCCGTGGGCTGGAGCTTGCAGGTGTCGAGGCAGAAGGGGTACAGGAACAGCTTATTATTGTCTCCGGAACCATCCTGATCCTTGGAAGCGTTCGTGTGGTAGTAGGCGGGCACGGCGGTGAAATGGGGATCCACGTACTTGAAGTCCGTCACATCCGTGCCGTTAATCTGCAGCTTCAGCTTGTTGTTAACACCAGCGATGGTGAGCGGCGAACCGTCGGCAGTCGCCAGGGCCTTCACGGGATGGTTGAAGTTAATCTCCTGGATCCTGGACTGCGAGGCGATCGCACGCTGGGTCTGGGTGATGAGCATGTTCTGAGGGGCGGCCGCAAGCGCCACGCGCTCGTCAGTGTCCAGGTACACGTAGTGGGCGTAGCACTCCCACTTGTCCGAGAGGGCAGCACCCCACGTGATGCGAATCTCAACGTCGTGGTACTGGAGGGCGATGAGGGGAATGGCGGACTGCCAATTCTCACAGAAGGAGAAGCGGAGGGGGTAAAACTTACTCTCGGCAGCTTCGGCGAAACCAGTCTTGGACTTGGTGAGGCTCTGGGCGAGGATGGTCGGTGCGATGTACTGGGAGAAAGTGGAGGTCTGGTCGTCGATCACCTGACCACCGATGAGAAGCTCCACCTTGGCAATCTGATCGATCCAGTCGGCGAGGGGGAACTTCACAGCACTGGTCCCGTCGTTGGGGGCGAGGTACACATAGCTGAGCATGTCACCCTTGCGCTCGAAGCGGACCGTGGACATACCATTGGCACCGGGGTTGCCCTGGATGACCTGACGTTCGACGGTCTGGGCAAAGTTCGTGTGACGCTTGTAGTTGGAACGGAAAAAGGAAACCTCGGGCTTCCCGACGATGTGTGCATCCTGGGCACCAATGGCAACGAGTTGGGCAATTCCACCGGACATGTTTATATATAGTACTTTTATTTTTTTAAGCTATTAACAATCTCACCCAATCTATTCTGTCCCACCCACACACCATTCTTCATACACCCACCCCAGATGTAAGGGGATCTTGTTTCTATATGGTAAAATTTTCCATCCGCGTCAAGAATGGTCTCCCTAAACTGTGGGTCCTGTTCAAACCTGAGTTTCAACAACTCACTCATACATTCGTACGAAACAATGTTCCACGTTTTCACGTCAAGAGTCGTGCGGCGCTTCTTCATGCCACCCTTCGAACCCATAGACTTTGCCTCCTTGGCCGAACACCCCATAAGCTCATGAATATGCACGGGCCCATCTGAATACGCATACTTACAAGCCTGGAACGCGCTTTCTACCGAGGGAAAGGTATATCCAGTGACATATGAAACGAAAAAGTCACTGGGTATCACTAAGGGACACGGTTGAAAGTTGGACAGGTAGCGGTGCACCGGGTTCTTACTTCGTGACCAGAAAGTATTCATTTTACATTTCACATTTTCACATGTTCACTTAGGTTACCTTTGGTCCTAAACACTTGAAATGCTTGACGGGACGTCGGAAAGCTAGGGGGGACTTGGGGGTCGGTGGAACAAATCCACTGGTCTTGAAAATACGCCCGCCATTTTATTTTATACTTTTCCATCGCCCTCCTGCACAATATACACGGTAATGAGGTGGATGTTTTTAATTTTATTGTGATGGAGACGGTACCCATGAGGTGGTATCTTCGTCCCACATGTAATCACCCTCTGGTCTCTCAACCGGAGCTTCCCAACGGTACGTCTCGGTATTCAAAATCCACGAGGGGTACGGCTGGGGTGCCGAGAAGTTCTCAGCCTCCGGATAGTAGATGAAACCCTGACCAGCAAAGTTCTTCCCGGGGGTGCTGTAAAATGTCCTGACCCACGTTCCACCCAATCGGGACTCACACCACTCCTTATGTTCACACACGATGACACGGAGGACTTTGTTG